AACAACAACTGGCGCGGCAAGGGGCTGCGAGCGGTCTACATCGAGGACAAAGCCTCGGGCCAATCCCTGATCCAAGAACTCAAGCGCGAGTCTGGCATTTCGGTCATCCCTTACAAGGTGGTCAACGACAAGGTGGCGCGGGTCAACGCGATACTCCCGATCATCGAGGGCGGTCGCGTCCTTCTTCCAGACCAATCGGAATGGCTAGACGAGTTCATCGACGAGTCAGTATCATTCCCCAACGGCAACCACGACGACCAAGTTGACGCTGTCACCATGGCCATCGACATTATGAGTCGTACATCAATCAGCCCTGAGGCTTGGACGTTGCACTCCGATCCGGGCCAATCTCTCAACAACCAGAAACAAGATTTCGGAAAGTCTCTGATGAAGACTGTCGGCAAGGCCACATCAAAGTGGGCAGGCTGGGGTCTCTGAAGGACGACCACGCAGAGCCGTTCCGGTATCTTTAACCTATTCATGCAGCAGGTATAAGAGATGACTCCACAGACCAACTACAAATCAGCGGCTTATGCTGACTATGCGTCAGGCCCGAATGAGGGGATGATCGTTGACCTGTCTGAACATGCGGAGAAGCTGGTCAATTACGAGGACATTTCTGACCTCTTAACTGAAGAGCAGGAACGTCGCATAGTCGACTACGTCAAGTCGATGACTGACATGTCTTATTTCAAAATCCGCAAACGCTATGACCACTGGAAGGAAGCCGACCGTGCGCACGACGTCTACGTCCCACCAGACGCAACAGAATTCCGCGAGAAAGCCGTCATGGCGGATACGCGAGCTATTGCAGATACCGTTCTCACCTACCTTATGGCAGCGTTGGGTGGAAGAAACCCAATGTTCCAACTCGAAGGACTCAATCGCAAGTCCCGCAATGCAAGCCTTATCTTGGAGCGGGTTCTTCATCAACAGATGCGCAGAACAGCAGGTGAAGCTCGCCTTGCACAGCTATTACTTGACAGCATTCGCTACGGCTTCGCTCCAACAAAAGTTGTCTGGGATGGAAAAACAAACCAAAACCGACTCGTCAACTTCGACCCAAGACGATGCTTCCCCGACCCCCGAGTAAACTGGGGTGACTGGGACAACATGCAGTTTGTGGTTTTCGCTGACTACATGTCTTACAACTCGCTCATGTACAGCGGCTTGTACCCCAAGCTGAAGAAGTACCCAGCTCTACGCCACAAGCTCAGCCCGCCCAAGAACGCTTGGTCGGCGCACCACTGGCACAAGGAAGAGGGTCGCGGCCTGTCCATCGACCCTGCGTCTCCCAACATGCGCGAGCGCAACGACCACGCCTACTTCACTTTAGGCGACGCGAGAATTGTAGATGAGGCTTGGGTACGTCTTAGCGGTCACGAGATCGGCATCCCGTCCATCGAGCAGATATTCTTGGTTGTGACGATCATGGATGAGAACGTGGTCATCCGCTTCCAGCTCAACCCTTATGGTCAGCAGTTCCCTGTCGTATTCGGTGGCCTCTACCAAGACAGCCACAAGACGTATGGCCAATCGCTGTACGACTTGATCCTGCCGATGCACGACATTGCTACTTACTTGATGCGCAGCCGTATCGACAACATCAGCGCGGCTCTCAACAACTTAATCTTTGCCGACCCCACACAGGTCTCGATCCCAGACTTGATCGACCGAAACCCGTGGGGGATTGTGCGTACATTACCGGGCAGCAAGCCGGGTGACGGCGTATTTATCGCGCAAGTTCCAGACGTAACGCGTGGGCATCTCAACGATATTGCTTCGATGTCCGAACTCAAGCAGCGCGTCAGCGCAGCGTCAGACGCGCAACAGGGTATGCCGACCTCGGACGGTATCCGCACAGCAACTGAAATCCAGCGTTTAACTCAACTCGGATCGCAGAGGCTTGGCGTACTTTCTCGTATTATGTCTGCCACCACCATACGCCCGATGGTGCGTATGATGGTTGCGAACATCCAAGACAGTTTGAGCATGGAAGGTTCTATTAAGATCGACCAGCAGAACATGCCGACCCAACTGTCGACTATGGTCGAGGACGGATACCTAGACTTCGACGTTGCCAAGGATTTGCAGGGCGACATCGACTACCTAGTCATTGACGGTACTCTCCCAATCGAGCCGACCAGAAACGCTGAGACGTGGATGAACATGCTTCAGATCATGTCTCAAACTGGCCTCAATATGGAATACAACGCCGGACAGATTGCAGAAGAAGCGATCCGCGCCATGGGCATAACTGACCTTGACCGCTTCAGAGTCTCGAAAGAGCAGATGCAATCTGAGGGTATGAGTCCAAGCCAACAGTTAGCCATGATGGAGAAGATGCGTGGTGCTTCGGTTCAGCCGCAAGAAAATATCGACCAAGAAGTGCAGAAGGGCAACCTCGTACCAATCTCTGAGGCGAGGCGTCGGTAATGAAAAAAGCACTAGAGAAAAACGTAGACCCTACGGTTGTGGCGTACATGAATGCCGTAGCCGAGGAGATAAGTCAGTCGTTCAAGGTCTTAAAAGCCGATTTTGCAGAAACCAAAAAGCAACTGACGCAGATCAAGCGCGACCTGAAAAAGCTGCAAAAAGGCGCAGACGATACCGCAAACAGCATCGCGGCAGTGGAGATTAAGGCGGGCAAGCAAATCCAGAAGGCGTTGGCTGGTCTCGACACTGGCGACCAGACCATCAAAGAGCAGACCCAAGAACTGGTTGAGCAGCTAGAGGCTCGCGTCGACATCTTTGAGGGGAGTGTCAGCGACCTCAACCACAAGGTGACGCGTTACTTCGACAAAGAGAAGTACGCGATCACGAAGGGTATCATCACTCAGATCATTAAGGAGGAAAAGGTAAATGGCTGAAACCAGACCTATAGGCGAACAGCTACGGTTCCTCTCCCAAGCCACTGGCGAGCACATCCTTGATGACTATCTGGAAGCCTCTGAGAAGGGTGGGCGCACAGTCCCTGACCTTCTTGGCGACATATTCAGTTCTGTCGACGGGGCGTTTCGCAGCGACACCTTTGAGTTCCGCGAAGACCCTGACAACCAAGGGTTCTTCCAAGTGCGTGTCGGTCAGTACATTGACGCAGACACTGGCTGGCAGACATTTACCTTTTCTGACTTTGCTCAGTACGTCGCAGACGCGTTATCATATAAGAACTCTGCTGAGGCTGCGAAAGATCGTGCGGTCTTGGCGGAGACCACAGTCACGCCCATCCTCAATAACCTTAGCCGTGTCCTTCTTGTCTCGGACGACATCACCAACGTAAACACTGTCTCAACCCAGCTAGACGGTACGCGCACCCATGTGGTCACAGTACAGGGTGGCAGGTTCTACATCGACAACGTCCAGCAGGCCAATGTCGTACTGAAGGCGGGTACAACCTACACCTTCGACCTGTCCGACTCTAGCCAAGCGGCTCACCCATTCCGCTTCAGCATCAACGAGAATGGTGGCCCAGAGTACACAACGGGCGTAACGGTCACAGGAACTCAGGGGCAGGCGGGTGCTCAGCTCGTAATCGAGGTGACTGAGAGCACCCCAGCCCTTTACTACTATTGCACAGTCCACGCAGGTATGGGCGCAGCGGCGGATGTCCGTGAAGACAACCTGCAAGTCTTGGCCAACATAGACGACAAGATCACCACGGCTGCGGACGTTGTCGCGCCAAATATCCAAGACGTCATCACAACTGCGACCAACATCAGTGACATAGGCGTAGTCTCGACCAACGTCTCAGACGTTAACACGGTTGCAGCTTCGATCACCAATGTCGACACGGTTGGCACCAACATCCAATCTGTCACGACAGTCGCCAACACAGGCAACCTAGCCAACATCACGACGGCGGCGACCTACATCAGCCAAATCGGTACGGTGTCTGGCAACATTGAGGACGTCAACGAAGTAGTCGACAACATCTCTGCCATCAACACGGCAGCAGCCAACGTCGGCACTGGCTACGACATCACCACTGTCGCGTCCAATATCGGCGCGGTTCAAGTCGTCGGTACAAACATCACCGACGTCCAGACGGTAGCGACCAACATTGCGGCGATCCAGAATGTATCGCAAGACTTGTTGGAGTCTATCTCGGAGATCGACACGGTCGCGGCTTCCATTGAGAACGTCGACGCGGTCGGTCTAAATATATCTTCGGTGACTACGGTTGCTGACAGCACGAATATTACCAACATTTCTACAGTTGCGACGGACATTGCGGACGTCAACGCCTTAGCAGGTATCAGCACCAAGATACGCGCCTTGGCTGATATTGAAGACGGAACAGTCGAGACCAACGCTATAAGCGGGCTTTATGGTGATCTATCAACGATCCAAGAGCTTGGCGCGAACATCGACGACTTGGTTACAACGGCTCAAAATATTGAGTCTGTAACAACCGCAGCGACTAATATCCAAAACATCAACACAGTGGCTCCTTATGCGGGCAACACACAGAACGTAGGCTTGGTCGCTGCATCTATTACTGACGTCAACAATGTTGCCGCTCAGCTTACTGACCTAAACAGCGTGGCTGCAAACCTAGACGACCTAGACGTTGTGGCCTCGAACATCACTGACGTGGTGTCTGCGGGCGAGAATATTCAGGATATTGCGACCGCCGCGACCTACGTCAACCAGATTATTGAGGCTCCGAACTACGCCGAAGACGCGAAGAACTACGCCTCTTACGACCTGAACTCTAGGTTCCAAGACCGCGAAGGTAACTTCGCTTACTCAGCCAAGCATTGGGCCTCTGTAGCTCAAGCGGTTGGCAACGCGTTCACCACAGTCCAAGGCGACGAGCGCACCACGGGCGACACGGACGACATCGTGGCGGTTGGTGCGGCAGACTCTATTCAATTCTTAGGACTTGGCGGGGCGAAGGTTCGCACCGATCAGGCCAGTCAAGAGGTTTACATTGACAGCCGATCCGTAGCGATGGCGATAGCACTGGGATAAAGAAATGGCGGCTTATCAATTTATTAACGGGACAGCGACTGACATCGGGACAACGCCTGTCGACGTGTACACGGTTCCGAGCACTAAGAAGTCTATTATGATTGGCTGCTCTGTCTCGAATATTACGAGCGCGGCTCTTCCGATAGATGTTCGCCTTATCAAATCAGACGACACTGAGGTGTCCTTGGCTAAGGCGGTACGCGTCGAGGGAGGGACGACCACAGATATTATGAGTGGTAAAAAGTTGGTAATGCAATCGGGCGAAAAAGTCCAAGTTGTATCCAAGCTGGACAGCTCTCTTGATTGCGTCGTCTCGATTCTGGAGGACGTAGACTAATGTCAAATGGGTTTTATGAAGGCACTGGCCTCGCAGACCACACATTTTACGGCTTTAAGCTGTACACGACTGGCGACCTGAATGTCGATGTAATCGACGACGGGACGACACCAGTACGCCTTCCAGACGATAATATCATTGATCCAGAGGACTATAAGGCTTGGGTTTGGTCGAAAGACACTCTTCGCTTCCGATGGGATAACGGTCACTTATTGATGGAAATGCTATGAGCCAACTAATCGACCTCGGAAAACTCCGTTTCTATTTCGCAGGTGACTGGGATGTAGCCACCACCTATGAGTTAAATGACATCGTCAAGTACGGTGGTAACATCTACGTCTACACATACGGGCTAAAGACATCGAGCCACGTTCCGACTGACAACACCTACTGGGCGTTGATGGTTGAGGGCTTCAAGTTCCAAGGCGTATATGATCCTGCAACAGCTTACCGCATTGGTGACGGTGTCACGCACGGCGGTAAGGTTTACATCTGTATCCTAGACAGCACTGGCGACACGCCTCCGAATGCGACTTATTGGTCACAGTTCGTCGACGGCATCCAGTGGGAAGGCGAGTACGATAATGCTTCCGCCTATCAGAAGAACGACATTGTCTCTTATGGTGGCAACTCTCTTTATATTGCCAGCCAAGACACAACTGGGAACTTACCCTCAGACAACACTTACTGGAACAAGTTTATTGAGGGCATTAGCTCCAAGGGTGTCTACAACGCTGCAACAGCCTACGTTAAAAACGACGTTGTTGCGTACGGCGGTAATATCTTCCGCGCCCTTGGTGATACAACTGGCAATCTCCCCAGCAACACAACCTATTGGGAAGAGTTTGTTGGTGGTATCAAGGCGCGTGGCGCATATGCGGCTGCAACAGAGTACGCCTTAAACGACGTCGTAAACTATGGTGGCTCTATTTACCGAGCTGTCACGGAGACTGTCGGCAACCTGCCAACAGACGTCAACTTCTGGGAACCATACATCCTTGGCTCAGAATACAGAGGTGCTTACGACGCGGCGACGGCTTACGTCCCAAATGACGTCGTCACCTATGGCGGCAACCTGTACACGGCAACGACAGAGACGACAGGCAACCTGCCTTCTGACGCAGCCAACTGGGACATCTATGTATCTGGCATTCGCCCGTTAGGCGATTACGACAATGCCGCTAACTACGTCTTGAACGACGTTGTGGCGTATGGTGGCAGTCTTTACCGTGCCATTCAGGATACGACGGGCAACCTGCCCACTGACAATGTTTACTGGGAAGTCTACCAAAACGGCGTGAAGCCTAAGGGTGACTGGGCGACAGCGACCCAATACTACCCCGGCGATATTGTTGTGTACGGTGGTAACTCTTTCCGCGCTCTTCTCGCCCATGCTTCCACTACATTCGCGGCAGACCTTGCGGCGTCTAAGTGGGAGAAGTTTAACGGCGGCATAGACTGGAAAGGTCTGTGGAGCACTTCGACGTTCTACAAGGTAGATGACGTCGTCAAGAACAACGTAAGCACCTACATCTGCTTGGAAGACCACACGTCTGGCACGTTCGCTACAGACCTAACGGCTGCTAAGTGGCAGGCTTTTGCCGAAGGTGGTGATTACGTCCTTCCTGCTACGGCTGGATACGAGGGCAAGTTCCTCTCCAGCGACGGCACGGATTATGTGTGGGCCGACGTTTCCGCAAACACT